CGCTCAGATGCGTTTCGAAAATGTTTCATAGGTTTTCCAGAGTTATGTATTCCTCTGGGTCCCTATTTGACGGAGAAACCATCAACATTAGACAGGATTCGTTTCCTTCCTTATGTGAGCACTATCAGAATACCCTTCCCTGCGAAGGAAGGGCAACCTAAGGCTAATAACCTTACGGTGTAAGCCCGCTCACACTCAGAGCAATCGGGTGATCGCTTTCCTGTCAGTAAGTACTGGAGTATGTCAAGTCGCATTTCGCGATTCGGCGTCTCTTCTACCCTTTCAGGTAGCGATTTGATTATCTTACTTCACCGATCTAAGTAGGTGGCCTTTTTCAGCTCCTGTTCCGAGACCGGCTTCAAGGCCGAGCTCAAGCTTGACTTACGGTATTCGCGGATCACCGCAGTATCGTACAGGGAGAGTCCCATTCGGCGTCTCTTCTCTGTCAGGTTCTTGTTTAAGGAACTTTACCAGAGCGATTTGGTTATTCTACTTCGATCGAGCGGCAGCTTGCCCACTCGTCTTCAGAGCCGAGCTCAGGTACGATACGTTGGATCACCTCGATTCGGCGTCTCTTCCTGCGATTAAACAGGCGATTTGGATATTCTACTTCACTAAGAATTAGTAGGTGGTCTATTCCAACTCCTGTTCTAAGACTCAGCTTCAGAGCCGAGCTCAAGATACCGCACAGTAAGAGTCCCCTCTTACCGCCTCATAGGTACTTACTGATTGTTGACTGGGTCAACAGTTGCCCTAAACGTACTAGAGTAACGATACCACCTCTTAAGTAGTTTAGACTCTGATGATGGAGGTTTACCCTCCGACACCCTAGTCTGAATGTTCCTAGGAAATGGTAACGCCGCAAGCTCAACCTCGATCTCTCGAAATTGAGCCCACAGGTTCTCAAGGCTCTCCCAGTCAAGGGAGCAGCCTGGAACCGAAGAATCTTGCGGTTTCGCAATCTGTACAGTCCGAGTACGATACTGCACTGGCGGGGCCACTGCAACTCCAACTGCAGAGGTAGGGACCTCCGTAGCTGGGACGTACGGGACGCGAGGCGTGACCGAGGGTGTGGACAGACGGCCCTTACGGACTGAAGCTGAGACCCATTCCTTGAAATCTCTCTCATTGTCATATTCAGAATGCCATTCAGGCAACACAGTTGCCTTAAGGTGCTCTAGATAGAGGGCTCTGAGATCGAGAGCAGGATGTGGAACAACTCCAGCCTCCGTAATTACCGTGCCTTTTGGGTCTGATTCGTACACAGCCTCAAGACGAGCATTATACTCATCGAGAGTCTGCGGACGATACCACTGCCCATCCTCAACCCACCACCCCTCGGGTGGACAGAAGACCTCCTCTACAATCTCCTTCGTTTCCGGAGCTGCCTGAGGCAATAAGATTTCCTCTAGCTTAGTACGAAGGTCCCGGGTGGTTATGACCGCATCCATGAAAGCTTCCCGATACACTGTTTCATTCAGAGAATCCACCACCTCACTAGGTGTTGTGGCTTCAATCCCTGGATGTCCCGATGTTCGAGAAGGATCTCGTGGTACCGTGCCATAATGTTCACGATCTCTATAAACCGTCCCTAGCTTCTTAGCCAGAGCTATGAGCTCTGAGTAAGAATCCAGGAGTTCGAGAATGAGTTTAACCTCACTTTCGAAGAATAGTTGACAGAGACCATGAACCCTAGTCATCGAGGTCTTATACAAGGAAGTTACCGATTTTAAGGGTAACCACCCCTTTAGACCTGTATAACCAGGCCCCCCAGGACCGTAGAACGTAATTATGTAGTTACGCAACCGTTTTGGAAGCGAGAAGAGGCGTTTTGACGCTGAAGCTTTTGCTCGATACCCATAACCCAGGACAGATAGCATCTGTCCGAAGGAAAGTGAGTATTTCCGCACCAGCTCCAGTAAACCGGCAAGGGATTGCCGACCTACCACAAACTCAGCGAATGGAACCATTGAGACGTTCACTCCAGATAGGAATGTCCGCTTCGCAAATTCCAACGCCTCGCCTGTTGTTGATATCAGAGACTTATGGTCTCCAATACCGACGTCTAACGCTTTCATGATCCCAGCGTATTGTTTGGCTACACAATCACGAGCTATGACTACGTCGTCTCCCAAGACAGCGTAGCCCTCGTACCATGGTTTATCAGTAGTAAGTACGCCCGCCTTAAAGGCGGACCACTGAACGATTGCATGGTGGAGAAAAGCCAGCATCGCCCAAGAACTGAGCGCACCCATGGGTTGACCGGTAGCATACTGGACAAATCCCAGCTCAGAAACAGTCTGTTTAGGACCACTCCCGAACTTGATTGTCTTGGGACAGTGATACTTACGACCAACCATAAGGCAACCCCACAGTTCTGCCCCCCAACTTGTTAAGAAGGGAGACAGTAGCACTTTTTGAAGTACGATAGGCAGACGATCGGTGGCAGCTGATAAGTCAAATGAATACAAGGAAATTGGTTTCGAGAATTTCTTCTCGTTAGCTTCTTTCCAAGCAAACAAATGACGAATCGGCCGTTCCTGATCGAATGTTCCATCCTGTGGTATCCGCTCTAGTAGCCCAAAGATCGCTTTATGAAGGCGATCAAAGAGCCACTGTGTCCAAGGGTCGACCATGGCAAACACCCGAACCTTACCGGCTGGTTCCGGTTTGAACCCAAGTTTCCCAAGCCAATTAGTTGCTTCGAAAGGGCACTTCGGCCCTCCCGAGGATAAGGGAAGAGAATCTTCCCAAATCCACAACTCTTTGGCCCAGGATTCTATCCGATTCAGCACCCACTGATTAGACGTCATTTTACACCAATTTTGCAAAATTGGATATAGAGGACTGTGTAACCATGTGTATGCCGAAGCGAGAATAGATGCAGGTGACGTACTCTGAGCTCCGCTCGGAATACTGAGACCACGCACCGCGGGTCCAGACTTAGAAATCAGGAATGGTTTGGCCCGGAGTCCCTTCAAGAACTCCAATGGACCCTCGCCCTCCTCGGACCATAGTGCATCGGTCACTGTCCCATCTTTGTGGAACAGTTTCTTCAACACATGGACGAAGTGGTTGAATACAAATTGACTAAATTTGTAAGTCATAAGAGGATCTCCACCGTACTCTTTCGTTATTGTACTTATCTTTACCTTTCCTGGGAAATCTAATACTCGGTATAACCCGAATAGAGTTGCCCAGAATCGGATAGTCCAGGTACAACGCGATCGAATACGTGCCCGGTGAAGGGCTGGGATGATCGAAGGGATCCCACTATGCGTTCGACCGACTCGGGCCCCGAAGGGTCCCAAATCGTGTAGTCGTTGTCCACCTACCACCTGCTGGAGCATAGAAGAGCAAGCCTTGAGATAAATCACAAGGTACTTGATTCCTCCATGTTTGTACAGTCGATGATAGGTAGCCAACGTAGTGATTACCACCTTGACAACTGAAAGGTTGACTCTCCGTCCCAACAATGATATACATCCTAAGATGTGTACCACTGCAGGACGCCCAAGTTTTACCTTGAGCATGGCATTAAGAGACGAATAAGAGCTCAGCAGTCGAGAATACGCACGACCAAGCGTTCGCTTGATGTTTGTGTTTATTGTCACTGTTAAGTTTATATTATTCACTCTTAAACTTCGGTTTCCCCTTGCGGGGGCCGCAGCCAGCCTTGAAAGGCTTTGGTGAGTGAAACCAATCAGGCTTCACTTGGCTAATCAGCACCACCGAGTTTGACCCCGGGCCCTGATCACGCATAGTGCTCGTGCACTATAGCCATAATACCCGCAACCGGCTGGACTAATCAGTCTCCCCTTTCGGGTAACCGCCTCCAGATCACCTACGGCGCCAGTGTTACTCCTGTATTAAGGAACTAACGTAAGTTAGCCACTGGTTGGACTATTCACCCATACCTGGGTCTATAGATTCCGAGCACCACTTCAGTTGGGGTTCACCCTAAACTGTTGGAGACAACTCGTAGGTATGACAGTGGGTTCTAAACCGCTGCTGTAACCTAAAAGGATTACGTCTCTCAGCACTCTGATGTGACTGCTGCCCATTTCGGAGATTCGGAACTAAGGCTTAAACCCTTATACTTCCTCATCACCTATCTCCCTCAGTGGATCGACCTCCAAGCGACCTGCCATAGTGCAAGTTCATTGGTAGCTTTCCCCTAGGGCGTGAGGTGTGAGCACACGCTTGCTAGTCCCCCAAGCGAATGGGGAGGGACACTCTATCCAACTTAGTCTACGCTACGTCCAAATGGGCGTTTAGGAACTAAACTCAGATGCGAGGGATTTTGACCCACACATGCAAAGTAAAGTCGCCGATGCGGCTTTATCAGCATGGTCCGGATTGCTCGCGGAGTTCCATTTG